CTTATACCGCTTTTAAGGCTGCAGTACATGGAAGTAAACGTATATGTTTAAATCACAAAGGTAGAGGATTATATAAACAGTTAATCTTTGGAAATTATGGACCTTGTGGAATTATTTATTCGATTGAAGGATCGCCACCAAGAGGAATAATAATTGTTTTGGAAGATGAGGTAATTTTCCATATTTATGGAAAAAGTAAAATTGTTCCTGTGCAATTATTCCATCCATCATTTCGAAGTAAATTTCTTCATTGTTTATCAGATTATTTGGTAGCATGTTATAAATTAGAAGAAAAAAAATGGAGTGAATCTGGGCGTGAAATGTCTGATTATGCCTATCATTGGGAGAAAAAAGATGAGTAAATATGGAGATGAATTCTCAAAGGAAATATCTAAAGATATAACTGCGGGAATGCTAGCCGCTCTTCCTGGATCAATACTTAAAAAAGAAGAAACCAATACTTACAAGACAGTTTTAAGAAAAAGTGATGCCCATCTTATGAAGAAGTTCGAAACAATCAAAAATTTCACTTATACAGAGCAAGAAGCTATATTTGGAATAAAACTGATTCTTTCAAATATCATTATGTAAAGAAAAACTTGTCAAAACAAAATCTAAGTAGTAGAATCCTGTTTTTACAATAGGATTCTTATGACATCGGGAATGTTGGAGCGTAGTCAAGTAGTAAGTAATGTATATGAGAAGTACTACGAAGATGGACGCCCTGACATAGTAGCTGAAGCAGACTCCCGCTATCAGATGAATCTTTCTGCATGGCAATTGTTCTTTTGGGAACAGCTCATTGACCGCAAAGTATATTTAGGTGATCAGCGCTATCTTAATCTTTACTCAGGATTGAATTATGAGCATCAGAAATATATATTTAACGCAGCCATGCCCGTGGTCAATATGGTGTGTGGTAGACAAAGACAACATCGTAAAGCAACGCAAATTCTTCCTGTACACGGATCTAGTAACCAAACAGCTTCTCAAGCGACTAAAGCATTGCAATCAGCTTATTACTTCGATGATACCTACAACACGATTTCGAATTGTTTTAAGGAAGCTGCGGGAATTACAGGGCTTTCTCTTATGCACTCATGGATTGATTACAGAAGAGATCCTATATGCGGAGACCTGAAGACTGAATGCTATTCAGCTGATATGCTAATGATGGATGCATTCTGGAGAGAGCAAGATCTCTCAGACTGCCAATTCATACGCACACGTAAATATCTCCATAAAGAACAAGTCAAGCAAATGCTTCCAGGTCGTGAGAAAGATATTGATCTACTCAATGACCAAGCTTATTTCGATACCAAGTTCACATTCATGCCACAGCAGTATAACATCAGACGTAAAGGCTTTCTAGCCTATGATGAATATTGGTATCTGACAGAGCGTCAGGGCACATTTATTGTAGACCCTGAGACCTATGAGAGCACAGAAGTTGACTTCAACAAAGAAGAAATGAGTAGACTAAAAGCTCAATTTCCTAATATTGTAATCGTTAAAGAAAAAGTACCCACAGTGCATCTTGCAATCATTGTCAACAACACTTGCTTTTATAATGGTCCAAATCCTCTTGGAGTTGATTTTTATCCTTTTACTCCTTTTGTGGGTTATCATGACCTTGCAAACAATAATTATAGCTTTCGTTACCAAGGAATCATACGCAATATACGGGATCCCCAATATCTATATAACTACAGAAAGCAACTTGAAATGGATCTGTTGGCCGCTCAATTTTCTGGTGTTGATGTCGAAGAAGATGCACTCATCGATGATCAGGATGCTTTCAAGGTCGGCCCGGGAAAAGTACGATTCTTCAAAAAAGGAAGATTACAGGCAATAAATGATAAACCAGGCGCAAACATCAACCCTGCTAACTTCAACGTTACTCAATTCCTCAAAGACGACATCCAAAGCAATGCAGGCGTTACACCAGAGCTATTGGGACAAGCGGAAGATAGTGATGTGGGTATTACCGAGCAACTTCGACAGGGAGCCGCTCTCACTACTCTTCAGGAGCTCTTTGATAACCTGGATCTATCACAAAGAAATGCTGGTCGCTTGCATTGGGCTCTTATTCAAAAGAACTATACTCTAGGTAAGATCAGACGAATGATCGAAGAGGAGCCAACTAATGAGTTCCGCGACAAATCCTTCCAGAAATATGACGCATCTGTCACCAACGCGCCTCTAACAGCTACTACCAAGCAACTCTCCTTCTTACAGAAATTTACTCTCTTCAAGGAAGGTATTCCGATTCCTATGGATCAACTTCTTGAGGATCTTGTTATACAAGACAAAGATAAGATGATTGAGGCTATCAAGAAGCAGCAAGAAGCGCAGCAGCAACAAGAGCAACAGATGGCTCAACTTCAGATGGAGAATCAGAGAATTGTCAACGAATCACTCCAATCTAAAGCAATGTCTGATCGCAGCCTAGCAGAAGAAAGAATGGCTAAGGGTAGATTGGAACAAGTTCAAATAGCTACAGCTCATAACAAATCTGAGCATGAAAAAGCAGCAGCCACATATGATATGGCTAGAACTGTTAAAGAGGTCGAGTCGATGGGTATCGACGACTTTGTCAAAGTATGGTCTTTGATAAATGATATACAATCTCATCAAGAAGAAAAAGCAATCAAAAAAGAGGAAAAAAATGGGACATAGCCATAAAAACACAAGTATGGGTGGACACGAAGGTAAGGGCAACTCTGGCGCAGATTATTCAAAGATCGGCTCCAAGAAAGAGCATGTCCCACCTCCTGGTGCATCCAATTCATATGAGAAGATTCGCAATAAGATCGATCGTCATGACGATTCATCTCTTGCTAAGCGTCCATATACTCGTGAAAAAATGATGAATAAATAAACATTCGGGAACGTCTAGCTCCTTCTAGGGTGAGATAGGTGTAATTCGGGATATAACCCCCACGTTTCCATCTTTAAAGGATAGAATATGTCAAGAATCAAGATCATACCTGGAGCTAAAAAGCCAATGGTACCATCATCTAAAGAAATGAGCACTGAGCAACCACGTTATCGTAATACTGGTAAGCCTGCTTTACCACTAACAAGTTCTTTTAGTCCAACAGCTAAGAAACAAAGGGAAAATTAAATGAAAAAGGAAATGAGTTGCAAATCAGGTCATGAAGCCAAAGGGATGAAAAAAAAGAAATCCCATGAACACATGAAGAAGCACGCAAAATGACAATGATACCACCAAAGATCAAGCAGCTTCCTAATCTTAGAGGAGCACCTAAAGGATATGTAAATAAGCCACAGCAAGGATCTACGCATAGCAATAGATCGTTGACGATGGGTGGCGCAAAGATGGTGAGATAGTGGTAAAGGGATCTAAGCAAACCTATGGCGAGCATATGCAAAAAGCTCGTGAGATGACTGATCGCATGGAGATCGGTGAGGTGCAGCCATATGTTGAAAAACGTGTTTTAGAATGTATAGAAGAGGCAGTTAATCTTCAGAGCGAAGCTGGTAAGTTTTACCCTAAATATTATATTTGGCACATCTATACTAAAGATCCCTATGCCAACAATACACTTCACATATACCCTCAGAATAGATTAACACGTCCGAGTCCTCATCAATACCCTAACTCAGCTTTATGGTCTGTGACTAATATGAATGAGATAAAGCATGAATGGTCTGTTATGGATGCAGGCATGAGGAAGTATGTGAAGGCAAATCCTAATATGTTCCACCAGGATACTGTGAGGTCTGTTAAGGATTTTAGCAATGACAAGCTTGAAGTGCTAAGTGATTATCTCGTCGATGGAAAGATCATGTAATCCATTTACTCAATTGATCTATCATCGGTTTTAAAGCTTTCTTTACTTCATCATCTGGTTTAATCGAATATTCATGCATAAAAGTCATTGTTTGATCTATTACTGATAGCATTCCTACCATCTTTTCATTAGCCATCATATAAGCAAATACATCAATCTCTTCTTTCATACACCTTAAAATTTTAAGTTGTTGTTAATCAAACTATATTATATAACTATCTTATGAATCATCACGATTCATTTCAAGGCGCAAATGAGAATTCGCCTATCTCAAAGGAAATAAATGGATTCTACTGAAAATAACGCAATACCTGAAGTCGTTGCCCAGGCAGCTGAAGACCATGATAAGAAGAATCCGCAGGAGAGTTTTGCGGAGCTTCGTAAAGCCAAAGAAGACCTGGAACGTCAGCTATGGCAGTCCAATAAAGAAAAAGAAATGATTGAGAAGCAAATGCAGATGCAAGCGCAAGCATCACAAAAGCCTCAACAAATCGAAGAAGATTTTGATTATAATCAACTAGAAAGCGATGAATTCCCAGATGGGAAGAAGCTCGCCAAAGCTTTTAATCAGGTAAATAAGAAACTATCTGTTTATGAGCAAAAGCTAGCTGAAAAGGATCAAAAGCTTCAAATCTTAGAGACTGCTCAAGAATTCGCTGACTTCAAGGAAATCGTAACGGCTGAGAATATTGAAAAATATATCAGAAGTGACGAGGATAATCGAGAAGCTGTCGAGAAAGCTGCCAATCCTTTGAGAAAGGTGTATAACTTAATAAAGAAAGATGCGCGTTATCAAGCAGATATTGCCGCTAACAAGCAAAAATCGAAGCCTATCTCACAAGAGCAGCAGCGTGTCGATGAAAAGGAAGGAAAGCCAAAACATGGCTCTGTCGGAGTGCGATCCGATGCAGTCACTACAGCGGCAAAGATGTCCAATTCAACGATGACTAGAGAGCAGAGAAACACTCTCTGGAAAGAAACGATGGCAGCAGCTCGCAAATAATCTTCGTCTCTATGATTAATCATGGAGATAAACAATGTCCGGTCCTACTACTACAAGCATTCTGCCTCCTGCTGTCCAACAACAGCTGAGCATGAAGCTGCTTGCCCGTCCTATGCCTGACTTGATCCACACAACAATGGGTTAACGATAGCCCATTTAAAACCCACTCTAATTGACTTGGAAGCCTAAACGAAAGCATGGCGACAAGGGGCAAGCGTAAATGCAGCCTGAGAGACTAAACGAGAGGGAAACTAGAGATAGTACAAGAGCTTTAGTTTATGCGATAGTCCGACCCTAGTGACGAAAGACTAGGAAATAGGCAGAAATGACCTATTCACATGAGATAGTACAAGAGCTTTTTTATGTGGTAACAGAAAGTATCCTATTACAATGGATCAGCAAGCAGGTGATATTCTGAGACGTCGCCGTTATCAGAACCTACAAACAGCTCCAGTGCCACTTGGCAATGGTGTTGTAGATCCCCCAGCGCAGCAATTGACTGCATTAGATATTGATGCAAGGATTGACTGGTATGGTACTTATTTGATCTTACAAGAGCAAGTAATGCTCATCAATGAAGACCCTCAACCTGAATATGGGGTCTATAAATTTACTCTGATTGACTTGGACGTCCTAGTTGCTTAATGGTGGGATTACAAGGCGCAAGGGTATATTGCTTTTTTAAAGGATGTTGATGAAATCTACTATTAATTTGCCTAAGTTCAAGCATGCATTTATATCGAAGGTTATGAACTTCTTCGAATCCAAGATGTTTGGGCAATCTTTTTCCTCCAGAAAAAGTTTTGCGCATCTTAATCATGATTTCACATTGTGCCTTTTTGACTTTAAGATATGGAAGAATCAAAGGA